TGCTGATATGCCCTAAGGGCCTCACTTCCCTGAGAAACTAGGGCCATTATGCCAGGACCAGCCTCTTGACCAAATATCCTGATGGCATCCTGGGCAGTCATGCCTGCCTTTTGTAGGTCATAAATGATGTCTGCCAAGTGACGTATATGACCGCTACTATCTATTATCTGTACGCCTAACCTTTCTAGTGTCTCTGTAGCCTCTTTACTAGGTTCAATTAATCTGCTTAGTGCGCCTCTTAGGATTGTTCCTGCCTGCTCTCCTTTGTAGCCTGCATTATAGAGGGCCATTAGGGCTGCTGTAGTTTCTTCAAGGCTATAGCCTAAACTATGGGCCACGGGACCAGCATATCTCATTGAATATGCAAGTTTATCCATTGTTGCTTGGCTATTGGCACAGGCAGCGGCAAACACATTTACCACTCTTCCTGATTCCTCTGCACTTAGGGAAAATTGTGAGAGTGTAGAGGCAACGAGTTCGGCCGATTGGGCAAGATCGAACTGAGTAGCTCCTGCAAGCTTCATTACCGCTTCTTGAGTGGCAAGAATTTCGGTTACTTCCATTCCGGCAGAAGCTAGATAATATTGGGCATTAGCTGCTTCAGTAGCAGAGAAGGCTGTTTGCCTTCCCATTTCTCTTGCTCCAGCCGCAAGTTTCTTAAATTGTTCTTCTGTAGCTCCACAAACACTTTGCACATTTCTCATTGCCTGATCAAAAGAGGCAAATTGTTTTACAGACAGGGTGAGGAATCCTGTACCAAGGCCAGCAGCAGTAGTAGATAAGGCACCCAGGGCCTTTGCAGTACTTTTTGCCCTTTCCCCAAAGCTATTCAGGGTCCTTTCGGCACTCTTTATGCCGCTGGTAAACTTAGCTGTATTGGCCTCAAGGATAATTGAAATAGTGTTTTCGGCCATCTTATGCCTCTTAGTGCCTTATTTGTCCCCTTTGCCTTAGCTCTTCGGTAGCCTCGTATTGCTGTCTTATGTGCTCTTGGTATATGTCATGTATTAAAATAAGTTTTCTAAGCAGCCATCTAAGCTCTGCTCTTGTCATCTTAAGCCCCAATGCCTCAAAAACTAGCTGTATTGCCCCTGTATCCCTGACAAAGCTGCTTGTACATAGGTTATATACCTCAAGTGCCAGCTCATTCTCTGGAAAAAGAATTGGTAGCCTACAATGCTCACAATCAGGTTCTATCCCTTCCTCCTCTTTAAGGCGTCTGCAGTTCTCACAGTTTATGTGAGGATAATCCAGCCTAAAGAGGAGGAAATCCCTTAGTTTTTTAGTTCTTCCTCCTTCTGCCTGGACTTAGTCTCTTCTGCTAGGCCAGTTACAGATTCGGCATCAGCTGCCTGTATGATAGCCAGTTTGACCTTGCCAGGAAGCCTTAATTTATTCTCTCTTGTACATGGAATTGGCTTTTTTGTGGTTGGCGATATGACATTTTTCCAATCAACTATGATGTAGTCTAGCAGGTCATCATTAATCCTCAGCTCATCCTCAGGATCAACCCAGATAACAGGCCGCCCCTGTTTATCCTTTGACCGTTTGATGTATTTTTTCCTTATATTTCTATATTCCTCAGAGCCAAACCGCCTGCAGATTATTACACTGTCACCAAAGTTTGCTATTCTCTGCTCCCCCTCATCTGTAAAATAAGGGACCTCACCCTTTAGCTCAAAGGTCTCCTGCTCCTCTATAATTTCAATGAAGCTCATTTGGCCTCCTAGCCTAATGGATTGCTGTCATTTTTGTTTATAATCTCAAGCTGAAATGGGAGAGTAATACCAGTCATTCCAGAAGGTGCACTATCTGCCTTATATGCCACAAGTTTTATGCTTGCTGGGATCTTCCCCTTTCCACCCATAGCAGCCTCAGGATCGTCCACCCTCAGTTTGGGAAATAAAAACTTCATCTGGTAGTAGTAGTCACTCTCTATCTGAGCACCCTTAAACAGGATATCCATCTTTTTGGCCGTAAAGGCATCCCAATCCAAAAAGTACTGGTGATTAACTGCGTCATATCTTGGGAATTTGAGAGTTACAGTGATAGTAGGAAAATCAACCTGCACAGGTTCATCTATGTAATCGTTTTGCGTATAGTCTGCCTCCATTTTTCTATCAAAGGCAATCTCAATGCTATTAGGATAGATCTTATCACTATCCCCCAGAGCAGCACCATCTTGGTCATTCATCCTTATCACAGTTGTTGCAGGGTCAAATATCACTCTGTTTTTCTTGTCAGGATAGGTCACATTATCCATGGTAGATGGGGTGTTGGTACTGGAGTTAAAAACCAGTTTGGTGCCCAGTACGGGAATCGTAATCTTTAGCGGTGTCCCTATATCCCCTGCAATAGTGAATCCATGGATCTTGGCACTTGGGATCTCCCAAACTTTGTCTGTCTGCTTTAACTGGGCAATTGTGCAGAAAAGGCCATCAAGATCATCTGCAAGCTGTAAAGTGTGCTTATAGGCTGCAGTATCGCCCTGCTGTTGAGGAGTGCCTGCAGTTCCCATTGCCAGTGCAAGTACCACATCAAGCCCCTCATACCTGAGATATGCCTCTAGGTTTCCCTTCACGGGGTCATAAAGCCCCTTATCCTCCCTCTCAAGCCAGCTAAGTCCTGCCGAATCATCAGGATGAGCAGCTATTGCCCCCTTTAGGCCTTCTGAAAGGATTAACAGTCCATCGTTTTGCCCGCATTGTACTGCAGTTCCCCAAGTTGCTGCCTTCTTTAGGGCAATCAAATATTCTGCCGCTGTAATAGCACCCATATTACTTTACCTCCTTCTTTTCTTTTTTCCCTTTTGCCTCGGGCTCAGGCTTTACATATCTCTCTAAAAGCCCGATTTTAATGTAGCGTTTTGCAGTCCCCTCAGGCAGCTCAAAAGGCCTTCCTGGGACAAGCAAACCAAGCCTTGGATGATATGTTTCTCTTTCTCCTCTATACACTACTTCCATATCTTATCCTCCACATTTTGTGTTATTTTGTAATCTGCCACATAGGCAGAAAAGGTCATTGTATTTATAAGGGCCGTCTCACTGACAAGCTCAATAGGCTCTATATCAAGCCCTGCCTTTTGCATGTATAGAGTATTCCTTAGGTCCTCAAGCATCTTATAGGTACCAGTGCTGCCAGTCTTCGGATCCCCAGCCATGCTTTTATCCGCAACAATAATTGAAAAGATAAGCTCCTCGCTGTAGTCCCTTGTAGCTGGCCTCCTTTCTGAAAACATCACCAAGGCGCAGGGAAAGGACATCAGCACCTCTTTTATATCCCTTTCAAAATCTCCCTGATAGCTTTTTACTGTCTTAAGATACGTCATGTTTGTCCTGATTGTGTTTATTAATGCATCCTCTATCTCTTTTATCGTGTATGCCATCTAAGCCTATCCTCTTGCCGCAGCCCTAATACTTTGCTCTATATCCCTGGCAATCCTACCTGCAAAGGCAGAGGCTACTTCTTCAAGGTGGACTCTAGCGGGGATCCTCACCTCCTTCTTTAGGGCAAACAGGGGCACTATACCGCCAAGCCGCTTCTGGAAGATTAAAAGGTTTCCCTTTCTTGAGCGCTGAATAAAAGTATTGCCAAAATCCCTTGGCCTTCCCCTGGGCACACCTGCCGCCGTCTTGGCCGCAGAAAGGGGAATAGCAAGAAACTGCGCCCTTCTTGGCCTTATGGTAGTAACTTTCCCTTTCTTTCCTACATGTACCTTGGCATACTTTGTACCAAGGACTACCCCGCCTACTACCTTTTTGCCCTTTCTCTCTACCTTCCTTGGCCTTGTAGACTTTGCAAGTGTTCCAGTCCTTCGGGCCAGCCTATCAGAGGTCGTCCCCCCTGTAAGATGCCTTATTATGATGTAGTTTGCCATAGACTGAGACTGCCTTCTAAACACCCTCATTATCACGCCCATAACCTCTTCATCCAGCTTATCAATCTTAAGAATGACCCTATTTAGCCCCTCTACCTTGCAGCTAACCATAAGGGATCCTCCTGTATCTTGCCAATATCCTTCTAGCCTCCCTCATCTCCAGTGAGTCAGGCAGCCTAGTCTCAGATGAGGGATACAAAGATGTTGCAGGGTCAATGCCAAGCTCACTTTTTCTTTTCTTTTTAAAGTCAAATGCACAGATAAGAATTACTGCCCTCTTTAGGTCATCTGGTACCTGCACAATGCCATTTACCTCTTCATAGCCCCCCGTATATGTGATTTTCACCTTCTTAGGCCAGGGAGTACCTGTGCTCTCTACAAATTCAACAATCCCAGAGTCAGCCCAGACAAAGTAATCGCTGTCCTTTGTCTTTTGGCTGCCCCAAACCTCAACCGTAATTGAGTCCTCATCAACAGGATATGCAGAAAGGGAATAAATTTTTTTGCCAGTTGGGAAGTACTCTACCCGCTGCTGCTTTTTTAGCTTTCGATTTAGCGTGGTCTCAACTTCCTTTGAGACCTTTTCTATCACGTCTATCAGTGCACTATCATAGTCTGTTACTGAGGCATCAATCTCAAGATATTCCTTTAGCTCTAAAAGACTGCAAAGTTTCATTTACTCTCATTTAGTTTTTGAGCGTCTTACCATTTTGTCTTTAGGGGGCTGCTTCATGGCCTTTTCTTTCCTAGCTTCCCTTACAATCTCAACTTTCCATTCCTGTCCCTTTATAGCTTGAGGGTCGACCTCAATTATCTGGTCTTCCCCGACAATTGCCTGTGCCTTATAGAAAAGGGTATAGCCCCTTCTTACTTTTACTTTCATAGCCTTCCCCTTATGCAGGCAATTGCTTTGGATTTCCAAGGACTACAGTGCCACCCACAGCAATTGATGGTGAGGACCCACCCGTAATGGTAATGGTAACTACCATCCTTACATAGCGCTTCCTGCCCTGGAGGTTTAGATTTAGCTCACCGTGTTGATTTTCTCCTGTTATCTGTGTGAAGGTAGCCCCAGAGACATCACTCCAGCTTGAATTGTCATCACTTTCCTGAATCTTGCAGTCAACTGTATGACTTGTCTGATCCCCCTTTGCTCCTACCTCAAGGGCAAATACAGCAGCCTCATACCCACGCCTATCAATTCCTGGGCCATTTATTGTGGCATCGGCAGTCTTTACCACAGGGGCAATGCCCATCAGCGTCTTAACGCTTCCACCAACTTCTCTCATCTTATCCTCCTTAGAATTTCAAGGGGAGGTTTTAGCCTCCCCGTTTTATTTTTATGTTGTCTTAGCATCACTGCAGAGACAGAAGCTCTCAGGATGCCTTAGCCCTATATCAACCTCTGAGATTACCCTGATCCATGTCTGATTTTTGGCAAATGCGTCACTTGTCTCCTGAGATGCCATAAATTCCATTGTTGTCCACTGCCCAATTATTAGCTCCTGCCAGTTCCCAAAATAGACCTCAGATAGATTTGAACCGCTCCCTTTCGTTAGATTTGTGGGAATCTGGGTTGAGGTCCTGAAGTCATACCCTATATGGTCCCTTAGCTGTGCGTCAGACATTGGAAGCATCACATACTGGCCACCACTATCACCGCTGTACTGTGGGATCCTCATCTTTTTAAGTTTCCTTTTCACTTTGCCATGCCACGCAATGCCTAGCCTGCCCCTTAAGGCATTTGCATCTTCAAGCTTTCCTTCCATCTCTACAATGTGTTCAAAGAGAAAATCACCGCCATTAGCTCCAATTGCTATTGTATTTATATTTGAGGTATTAGCGATACCAGTAGGCTCATTATTTGTGC